AGCGGAGAGAATTTGCCAGAAAAAATATGCTGGAAGTTGTGCATCCAGCAGCAGCAGCGTGGCACCATTCAGAGGCGGGGAGGGCGAACCACAAGAGAGTTGCGGAAGAAACCGGGTTTGTAACCAATCGCCCAACCCTGGACTATATATGCGAGGAATGTGGAGCGACATTCACAATAATGGGCTACAAGAAAACAACAAAAGTTTCGAGGGCGAAGTACTGCGGGTTGAACTGCAAGATGAGGGCATTCAGGAGGCGGAAGAAAAATCCGATGAATGCGGTGGATATGGAAACAGCAACTCAGAAGGAATGTATATTCTGCGGTATCCCATATATGACCAACCGACCGGACCAGTCAAAATATTGCAGTCCATCTTGCACTCGGAAGGCATATCATGCCAAGAAGAAATTGGAGAAAGGCTAGTCTATGATCTATCGGTAGATTGTGCCCAATGTTTTTATCTTGATTCCGGGGTTATCGCTTCCAACTGTGATGCATTGCGCTATGCGATCATGGCCTTAGACCAAGCGAAATCCCCCGGAATATCAAGACTAAAACCCGCTCCTCGTATTGTGCAATGGACACCGCAGAACCCCCGACTTGGGTTATAGACCCCTTGACGGGCAATGGATGCCCATACATACTGAGTAACGGAGATATAAATTCGTGGATAATGGCTTAACGATGTTGCCGGATGACCCCAGTTCACCGCCTTCCGTTGTTGACGGCTACGGTGAACTAGGCGAACATAGCCACCTATCAGCCAAGGTTCTTCACGACTTTCAGTTAGCATCAGGTTCACGTCTGTTCCAGGAACAGCAAGTACTACTGCGTGCATTGTTCAATAGCCGATCTTATTACCTGATTGACGGTGATTCACAAACCACAACGTCACAAGCCGCAGTAAACAGCACCAGACCCAAACTCCAGACCGCAGTTGCACTATTGATGCCTATTGTCTGCCCTCCCGGACAAGATCCGTTCACCATTGATCCTGACCCTGAAGCCATGGACCCCAAGGCCGCATGGGAAATGTTGCAAAAGGGTATTCCCCCCGACCAGATCAGGGACATGCTTTATCAGGCTGCTGGCAAGAAGTCCGAGCGACTGACCGCCAAGATCAAGAAGGGTGATGATTACACCAGGGTAAATGACAAACTGCTACTATTCCTGTGGGATTTAGTAGTTTTCGGGACCGGGATCATGATGGGACCGCTGGTGGTCCAGAACCCGGAAATCTCTGAAGACCCCGAAGAAGATGAGGAACAGGACAGCCCATCATGGGCGCCATCGCCCAAGTTGCCGTTCGACAAGAAGGCAATGAAGATGATGATCAAGATGGGGGTATTCGATGAATACCTGCCCCAGATGGAACGTATTTGCCCCATGGATTTCTATCCTGACCCTGGCGCGACTACGGTAGAAATGGCCCGCTTCATGGTTTGGCGTATGCCTCTTGGCAAGGGCCAGGTCATGGGTATGTTGGAAGACAAGACATTCAAAAAGGATGTCATCAGGAAGCTGCTTGAGGACCACCCGGACGGTATCTGGCAACCCACTTACTGGGAAACTTCGGTTAACTCCCTGAACAAGCAACCCCAGCAAACTTTGCCTAATGGGCGTTATATCTGCTACCAGTGGTGGGGTTATCTGACCGGTAAAGACCTCGCGGATGGTGGTGTCAAGGGGATTACCCGTGACCAGATGGATGAGCGGGTCATGGCCCAGATTTGGGTCATGGGGAACAAGGTCATCAAGGTAGCCATCAGTGAACTGCATAATGAGCGATTGCCGTTCTATGTGGTTCCTTACTCTGTGGCCACCAATAGCCTGTGGGGCGTTGGCGTTGCCGAGATGATGTTCGACCAGCATGATGGCATCCAGGGCTGTGAGCGGGCCTTGATGGACGCCATGGCCATGTCCATTGCTCCGCAGATGACCGTTGACGTTGACCAGCTTGCCGATCCCTTGACCGTGCTGGAAATCAAACCGCGCAAGATTTGGGGAGTCCGGGGTAAGGTTGGCGTCACCATGAAGCCGATTGAGTTCTTCCTGCCCCAGTATGACTTCACGGCCATGCTCCAGGTCCAGCAGAACGAGGAACGGCTTGCCGATGAACAGACTGGATTGCCCAAGTTCCTGAATGGCTCAACCGAAGGCGCCCATAACCGGACCTTTGGCGGCGCAAACCTTCAGTGGAATAACGCCTTGACCACGCTCAAGACGGCGGTTTATAACATTGAAACGAATTACATCGTTCCCAGCACCCAGAACAAGATCCGTTTCTTCCAAAAGTTTTCCAATGACCCGGCGATCAAGGGTTCCTACCGAGTCACGGCGCATGGTGTACGTGGCCTGCTGGCGCGTGAATCCCTGACTGAAGCCATGGGCCTATTGCTCCAGAACCTTGGCAACCTGCCGGATCAGGCCAAGCGGCTGAAGATGTCCAACTTCTTCAACTCCTACCTGCGCTACTCTGGTCTAAGTTCTGAGGATCTGGTCTATAGCGATTCCGAGTTCCTCCAGATTCAGCAGCAGGAACAGCAGGAGCAGCAGAAGAATGCCGCTTATCAGGCTGGCATTGATGCTTCTGTCCAGGCCCAGCCTAAACTCCGGGCCGAGATGCCTATCAAGGATGCCATTATCGAACTGGTCAAGGAAGCACCTGAAAATAGTCCTTTGCGCCTTGCCTATATGCAATTGGCCAATGATGTATATAATATTGGCACACCGCAGATCAAGGCGGCTATGGCAGAGGAAGATACGATGGCTCATCTTGGCAATGTCAATGAGGCTCACCAGATGGGGCATCAGATGGGTGGCCGACCGTTTGAACCTGCGCATAATCCCTTTGAAAAACATCCGCATTTGGCCCCTCCCACCCAGGAAGAAGGCGCACCAACCAAGCCCAAAACCTCTAAGCCTGAAAAGGTTATTACCCATAGGGGACGTAAACGATGACCAGACGATTTGAAGACATTTCCGCAGAACAGATCCTTGACAAGATCAAGGCCATGCGCAGCACTGAGCATGGGGATATTCTGCGTGAATGGCTTACTCGTTATCGTGAAGGTTGCCGTTCCGAACTTGAAACCGCATTTGAAAACCAAGTTGCAGTAACTTTCAACCAAGGCCGTATTGATCTGGCCAAGGAACTCTTGACTCTGTTAGACCCTCAACAACTTCAACTCAAACAGGCAGCAACTCCACCGGAGCCTGCTAGGAGCTTACCGTGGCGAACGTAACTGAGATCGATCCCAACACCCTAAAGCGCGTTACCAATCATGACGCAGCCCGTAGGCAGAAGGAATTGGATGCCGCCCTGGCCCGTATCAACCAGAATAATCAGGTTGCGCTGGCTTCCGGTCCCAATGCTGAATCTGCCCCGGCTCCCGTGATTGAAAGCGGCCAAGTCTCTGACCCCGCCAGCGCCCTCGCCAATACCGTCATCGAGTTGCCCACTCCCGCCCCTGAGCCCCAGGTTCCCGTGGTGGTTGAGCCTTCCCCCGCTCCTGCTGTTTCCGCTGAAGAATATGCGAAACTGCAAAAGAGTTATAAGGAAGCGACCCAGGCACTCACCCCGTTCATGCAGCGATCCGCTGCTTTGGCGAAAGACCTCAAAGAAGAACGGGAATCCACGCAGTCTGAACTCAAGTCTCTCAAGGAAACGCTTGCGGAACTCATGCAGGCGGTCAAACAACCCAAGGCTCAGGCCCAGGTTGTTTATGAACCCGAAAGGGATGATGAACTTGAGTCTCTGGACCCGATTATTGCTGACCGGCTTAGGCGCATGAACCAAGCCACCAAACAGCAGTTGGAAGCCGTGGAACGTAGACATCAGGCCGAACTCCAGGCCCTCCGTGAGCAAGAGGAACAGCGCAAGGCGGATCTCATTGCCGAGCGAACGACCAATCAGCAACGAACTTGGTTTGAAGTATTTACCAAGTTGGTCCCGGATTACAAGGAGTTCATGATGGATGGTCCCAAAGGTCAGCCTTTGACTGACTGGGCCATGCAGATGCCTACGGAATACCTCAATGCCATCAGTAGCCCGCAGGCCCATACGCCTTTCTTTGTGGCCAAGGTCATCAATGAATTCAAGGCGTCCATGCTTCCTGTGGCTGGGAAAGCCAAGAAACCTTCTCTTGGGGATCTTGCCGCTGTTTCCCTTGGTTCCGCTCCTACCAGGGTTGAACCGCCTCAGCCAGAGCGTTTGCTGACTGACTATGAAATCAAGAATGCCCAGTCTATTATGGACAGGTTGATGCGTGATTCGACTAACACTAAAAACTCTCCAGCGATGCGTGCTCAGAAGGCGGCGGAAGCCCAAGATTTCATGGAACGCATCCAAGCA